TCCTCATATGTGTATTGATTGTTGATGTATACATTATAAACATTTATTACACTATGATGTCAAGCTTTAAATTAAATATTTTTTAAAAAGTTTTTCTGGTATCAAGCAAGCAATCTTTTCAGCCGTGTCTCCATCGCCAATAATTTTTTGTGACTTGATGTTGTTAAGAAGAATACATTCAAGTATTTTTTTTGGAGTAGTCCAAAGTATTTCTGGACCCGTATCAATAACCCAATAGTCAGCTTCAGTTGCCAGAAGTGCAGATGGTTTACTGAACATATAAAGCTCTACTAATATGTTGCCAGTCTCCTGGCTTTTGTAATCTACTTTGACTTCAACTTTAGAATTGTTCTCTGGAATAAAGATATCGTATTCTTTAAATTTTCCAGGAATGAGAACAGCTGATGGATATTTTTTCCTGATTGAGCTCAGGATTTTTTCTTCTACCTCTTTGCCAAGAGCTAGATCTTTTCTAAAAGCACTATCCGTACTTTCTTTTGATTTCTTCAAAATCATTCTCTGACATTATCGACTTGATAGATATGTCGTTGAATTTATGATCTGACACTATTATTTTTGTTAATAGATCTATGCATCTAAAATCATGTGCATACATTTCACCCTGGCTGCCAGCAACCTGGACAACTCTTTTAATAGCATCTCTGACTGTTAAGTCATCTATGTTTTTTAACACTTGTAATTCCCTCCATCTATTTTCTTGAGACTCTAGCTGTCTAATTTTGTAACCCTCTCCAGCATTCCTTAGATTGATAATTTTTTTCTTAAAATCATCATAGGATTGCCATTCTGTAATTTCTTTTTGATGTCTGCCACATGACTTGCAGCGAAGGTCGCCAATGGTTGTTGAGCAAACTCCACGGCAAGGGGATCCTGAAAGCGATGATTCGCCCTGTACGGATGAGAGCCTCCCAGAATTTGAGAGACCCTTTTCTAGATGTGCTTTCATTAGCTATCTTTTGAAGTATTGTCTCCAGTTTCAATCTTCTTGTCAGATTCTACCTCATTTTCATCCGTAATTACAGTATATTCCTTTGGCAGCAAAGTCTCTAATTCGTTAGAGTCAACCGCTCTACCTAGCCTTACAAGCCTCATAACCTCAGAAAGAATAGGTAATATAGTGTTATCTGCAAATTGCAACTGAGCAACTTTTTGAGTACAGGCTTCTGAAAATGCAGAAGTGTCATACTCTCTTTGCTCGCCATTTAGGTTTATATTCATTTTATTTTCAGACATAAAATCTCCTTAGAATGGAATCTCTTCATCGCCAACTTCAGGGGCAGATGGAGCAGAATTCACAGGTTTCTTTTCACCCGTTTTAGGTACTACAGTAAAAGAAAGTGCAGGAGCCCTGTCGTTAGCACCTGGTTTTCTCTTCCAGGCATTAACAAAAAACTCTTTACCTTCCACATTAACAGAACCAGTAAAGTCAGGATGAGTATCCTTTTCTTTTCTCTCGTTCTTCCATATAGATCCACGATTAGTGTTATCGTATTCAGCCATATTATTTCTCCTTTTGTGCCCAATCATCTAGGACCTTGTTCACGATATAAGCGATCTTCCTATCATAGAATCTATGATTTGGATTCTCACTTGCTTTGAGCATAATATCGTAAGTAGATCCATCAATTCTTGAACTGATTGATTTTTTTTGTTGTTCAGATTTTTCTCTGATCATTTGTTATCCTCCACCAGTCTGGTATAAATTCTAGTATCACCCTCAGATCTATAACCTTCCATTACATCTCTGGGAATGTTTTGGTCTTTAACCAACCTAGCATAGTTAATACGCCCCCTGGCTTGTGTCATGTGACATTTCACCCTGGGAGTACAAAAGGCACCGCTGTGTTTTTTTATCAACTCAGCAGAAAGCTCTTTCCTTCTTGAATCAAGATAGGCGAGTCTTTCCTTGTGCTCATTTTGTTCTGTTATGAGATCAAACAATTCTTGGGTAAGATCGTTTTCCTCAACTGTTCTATAATTTATTCCTGGCTCTAATTTATCTTCAGACCATCTTGCAATATATTCAGGATCCTTAGATTTTTCTGTATACCAATCCATATACTCTTTTGCTTTTGGAATGTATCTCTCAGCCCAGGTAGGATCTCTCTCTACCCATTCCTGGTAAAACTCATTGTCGTTGTACCATTGAAAGAAAAGCATTTCGTCTATGTCCATGCATTCCATGCCCATTTGCATTTGATGCCAGTAGTTTCTTTTTTGTTCCTTAACATCTGCACATGGCTTTGTTTGTGGACATTTAACTTCAACAGCTGAAGTGGTGCCTTTTCTGCCCTTAACCAAGACCCCGTCAGGCGACATACCCATCCAGTCATGGTCTTTGTGAACAATAAAAGATGGCTGCCTAATTATGTAGCCTAATTGTTTTAAAGAATCTAAAGCTTTTGGTTCGCTGTTTTTGCCGTGTGTTATTGCATACAACGCTCTTTGATCAAAAGGATCTTGAGTAAGCTTGTGTGCTTCTCTATACATATCTCTGCCGAGAGCCTCCCATTGATCGCCTTTGGTCCACATACATTCATTAACAGCTTTTGGAATTCGTGTTCCAGTTATTCTGTTAGATCTTTGATCGTGCCAGGCTTGTGATCCTTGTACTATAGCACTCATTAGTTACCTCCCTTTTTTTTAATTATTTTCAATTTAGGTTTACCAAACAAAGGATGATTTTTTGAATGCAAAGGTCCTTCTCTGTCCAGACTAAATCCAGCCTTGCCTTGCATCATGTCGGTCCTGGTGAACCCATAAAACCTTGGATAAAAATCATTGTCATAACAGTAGTTACAATATTCGTTCCCGTCTTTTGCTAACCAGCTGCCCTCGTTAGGATCAAGATCTTTATCACAACCATAACAAACACCAGAATCTTTATTCAAAGAATCATACAAAACATCACATTGCGGACAGTAATAATTATCTAAATCAGAAAGATCTTTTCCAGGGACCAACACATTGATATCTCCTTTTTCTTCACATTTAGAACAAAGCATTTCACCCATTACCATTCCCCTTTGCTATAAATAAGATTAAGCTTAACCCTGGTTTCTTCATCGCCCTCAAGCTCGGCAGCTTTGTCATAGTTTTTAAACACTTCAACTTCTTCTTCTTTGGAACTAGCTTTTTCAAGATCTTTTTTAAATTCATCAATCAGTGCTGGTTCTTTAAATTGGACTTCGTTTTCTTCGTCAGTAGTTTCTGGTTCTACTTGCTCAAAAGGAACACAAAAAGTTTCAAGCAATGCATCTCTATATGCAAAAGATTTTGCAGCTTCAAGATCTTTACCTTGTGTTGACTCGCTGTGACCTTCGTAACTTCTTTCTAAAAAAGATCCATCTTCCAGACAAACAAATCTAAGAGATCCAGTTATCCTGGTAAGCGATGTTTTTTCATTCTTATATCTAGTAGAAACTTTCACTTCTTGCGGGAGCAAGATTATTTGATTTTCTTTTAAAGGTTTTGAGAAAGCCTGAACGACTGCCTCAATTCCTCTGTATTTATATTTTTGAAATTTATTTTCGTCATTTTTGCCAATCGGATTTTCAACCATATATTGTTGAACATTTGCCATGGCATTATATATTTTTGGTATATCCATTTTGTAACCTCCTATGAGCATTCTAAACATTTATTACAAATATTTCAAATACATCTTTACATTTTTTTTTAATTAAAAGATAATCGGCTCATGAGGGTTTTAAATGTCAGTAGAATATATAACCAGGGTTAGGAAGGTTAAAACCAAACCCGTACCGAAATACATACTGTTGGTGTTAGCCAACTATGCAGACTCAGAGGGTTACTCATACCCATCACACGAAACAATAGCAGACTGGACCTGTCTTTCTTTGACAGCTGTAAAGTCGAACTTAAAAAAATTAAAAGAAGAGGGGCTGCTTACTTGGGAAAGAAGAAACAATACAAGTAATTTATATAGGATCACCATAGGGCGGGAAACGCCTATACAAAGTACGGGAGACGACCACAATACTAAAGTACATACTAAAAAGATTTATATACTTGGGTTAGATAGAATCAACGAAATTTTTAAAGAAGTATGCGATAAAACTTTTTATCAGCATAGCTCAAACTCTTTCAAGGCAGAGCCCAGATATAATCAACTTAAAGAATTAGGAAGGAAGGGAGTAGTTTCTCCTAAAACGGGCAAGTCTATAGATCTTACAAGTGAGGAGTTTTGGTATAAGTATTTTGAAATAGCTAATTCAGAAGGACATAAAAAATGGATTAGATCATTTTGGGATAAGAAGCCATCTCTAATGACTATGTTAGGTGTAAATCAATTTGATGCAATTATAGAAAGGAGGTATGGATGAGTTTGAATTCAGTAGCAGAACCAACATTTGATCTTGAAGAAAATGTTATAGGTTCCATGATGCTCAACAAAAAATGTTTTGACAAAGCTGTTGATCAAGGATTGCAACCAGAAGACTTTTCAAAATATTCTTTTAGGTGTGTTTATAGAATTATGATACAGAAGCAAACTTCTGACATATTGACTATCAAAGATTATCTAGATGATAAAGATCATTTTGAAGATTTGAGATTGGCAACTGTGCATTGCATTACTCATGTTGGTTTTGACGGCTGGCTGAAACTTTTGTTTGAAAAATCAGCGGACAGAAAGATGCTGGTCCTGGCTCAAAAGATACCAGAGATTATTGAGGAAGATCTTACAACCGAACAAAAATTAGATAAGGTAAATCAATTACTTGTTGATAATAAAGTCACAAAGAATATTGGTGCTCCACAGAGAGCTTCAGAGATAATTAAAAATATAGAAGAGGAACTCAAGAATACAGAAACCATCTCACAGAACTTAATAAAAACAGGCTTTCATCAGATAGATAAAAAAATAAAAGGATTTAAAAAAGGAGATCTTGTAATTGTAGCTGGTAGACCAGGCATGGGAAAAACTACCTGGGCACTAAACATTGCTACTGAAAATATATTAAAAGGGAAAACTGTTTTAATTTTTAGTTTAGAAATGACTAATGAGCAATTGTTGAAAAAAATAATAAGCTCACAATCAGGTCTCAGTATGGATACTTTGTTAACAGGAAACTTAGCAGAGTTTGAATGGGATGATTTCAATCAAGCAAGAAAAAAAATTGATGACTCAAATTTATTTATATATGACAAGTCTCCAATAACCATTGAGACTCTCATCAACAAAACAAAAACAATACAGGCTGTTCAAGAAATAGATCTTATAGTAGTAGATTATTTACAGCTGTTAATGACTTCAAATAAGGCTCCAAGCAACTCTGATTCCAGGGCTGCTTCGATGACCTATATTTCCAATCTTCTGAAGGGGCTGGCTAAAGACATTGGGTGTCCGCTTATTAGTCTTAGCCAATTAAATCGGGGTGTGGAGGCTAGAACCGATAAGCGACCAGTCCTTTCAGATCTAAGAGATAGCGGATCCATAGAGCAAGATGCCGACATGGTAATCATGCTTTATCGCCAGGAATACTATGATTCATTAGATACTGGTTTAGCTGAAGTTATCATAAGAAAAAATAGATTGGGAGAAACTGGAGATTTTGAACTTGCCTTTGATGGATCTAAATCTAAATTTTTAGATGCTGAAGAGGCTGCATTCGGGAGAAAAGAATATGGACCAATCTGAAAGGTTTCACCAGCAACTGAGAGATCTTGCACCAAAGATCTATGATGCCAGGGTCAATGTCCTTAAATCAGAAGTTAATCTGAAGAAGGTATTCTGGCAGCAGCTTGTGATAGCAAAAGATGCTGGAGAAAGAAGTTACAACGCCCAGAAAGCAAGAGCAGAAGCCTCAGAAGAGTATGAGAAAGCTTCTATGGAGGTAGCTATTGCTAAGGCAACACTGGATTCACATAACACCATGAAGGCAGCAGCTGACATGGAGTTTGAAGAATGGAGAACTAAAATGGCAAATCTAAGAATGGAGAGAAGTAGATATGGAGCATAAAAATTTTGAAAGCTTTTGTAGTTATATGCATCAGGAACACCTGATGGAAGTTAGGAAAGAAACTAATTACAAAGAATATGGAAAGCCTTATGGTGAATATGTATTGAATAATTTAAACTTTCTTTACGAAGCATATGAAAGGCAGACAACCGAACAAGCAAGAAAAACTCTGGATGGATTCAATATCCCAAGTGGGATGCATAGTCTGTAAGCTTCTTTATGATGCTTACACACCAGCAGAAATCCACCACATTGATGG